TACCGTTCATGATGCTGATGAGGCGGTTCTGACGCTTCTTATTCCAGTACTTCGCAACCTGGGAAGCGATCTGTTGCATGGGGTTGGCGCCGGAGTTGAAGTCACGGATGAAGTCCTTGTCACGCCAAGCGTGCATACGACCATAGACGACGCCAGTCTGGGAACCACCGGTAGGATCGGTCACGGTCATATCGGTAGTACCGTCGTAGTTGTCGTCCGTACCACCAAGCACGTTGTAGAACGGAATGGTGTACAGGTTGGAGCCATTGGCAATCATGCGAGAGATCTCAGCATTCTGCTGAACCGCACCGCTGTCGACCATGGCCGTCAGGGTCGGGTCCTGGGCTGCGCGCCAGTTCATGTTGAAGATTTCTTCGTCAAACGGGTAGCCAAGAAACATACCAGGCATTTAGTTCACTCACCTTTCTAAATTTTGAATTTGTTGAGCAGGAACTTTACAGGAAGGTCTTGAACACTTCCGGGTGGTCCTGCTTAAACTTGAGCTGATCCTCAATCGAGAGTTTCAGGAAGTCCTCACGGGTACTTACCGTGCCACCCTTGTCTCCGCCACCTTCGCCACCATCCTTACCGGTACCACCAGGAACACCTTCGGCACCAGTCTGGAACAGATGAGCTTTGTCTGTCTTAAGCTGAGCCAGCTGCTCATCCAGACCCGTGATAGCTCCCTTGTCATCCAGGTCAATCTTGCTCTTATCAAGAATGCTGGAAGTCCAAATGAGGTCAGGGTCAATGACGTTTGCGGCGCGCAGCTTTTCCAGAGCTGCGTACTGAATCTTGACTTCCTTAACGGCGTCCTTCTGTTCTTGCTGCCACTGTTTCTTCAGGGCCTCGATGTCGACCTTTTCAGACTTGGGCTTACCCTTCGGGGTGCCAGCATCGTCATCGTCGTCATCATCCTCGCCAGTCTTACCGCCGGAAAGCTGCGAACCTTTCGCAAGCTGATCACGCAGATCGTTGCGCTGTTTGATGACCTTGTTCAACCTGGAGCGAGGAACCATGTCGTAGTCAAAGTCGTCACCCAGTGCATCGGTCACTGTAGTGAACTGCTCGGGAGTCAAGCACTTCCGCAGAGTGTCGTACAAACTCATGTTTGTCCTCCATCCGTTTAACGTCCGTCGACGATTATATTAGCGTGATCTTTCGATCAGTGCTACCACTTCTTCACGAGTACACAGCCCATGAGGACCAGACCCGTCCGTGATACCCTGCTTCTTAGCAAGTTCCCACGTGTCTTTCGCCCAAGTTGAAGGATTCTTCTCGGCTCTCTTCTGAGCCAGGTAAGTATCCATCATCTTGTTGAAGTCAGCTTGAGTCATATACTCCTCCATTTCCGGCGGGTACTTACCCGCCAAAATCATACTGCCCGTCCACCTGAGATGGTTGTCCCACTGGAAATGAGGCCTGTCAGGGAACTTCCTCCAGTCACCACCCCAGCTGAAACCCACCTGCTTACCAATCTGACCACAGAGAGCAAAGAATGTTGCATCATCGTACTCATGCCCTCTGACATTCTTGCAAATGTCAAAAGCCAGACCTGCTTTCACAGAATGGAATGTTGGACGAGAAGCATCCTTAGAGGCATAGCCCTTGCTCACCAGATATTTCTGGTAAGCATCGTCGCGCACCGTTTGAGTGACTTTAACGTTAAGCCCAGCCTCTTTACAGAGAGCTAAAAACTTCTCGCAATTCACTCTGACGTCTGCGCGAAGATACTTGAGTTCATCACTGTGAAACATTGTCTGCCCCCTTGGAATTGCCAGCGGCATTCTGAGTGCCAAAGTAGAACGCGATGACCATCAGGTACACCGAATTAAACTCCTGAGTCACTGCAGCCCGCACAGTCAGAATACAAAACGTAATCGTCAGTGCAATGGTTACCAGCGACTTGACACTCAGCAAGTTTGCTAATCTCTTAGCCAAAATTTCCTTCATGTCATTCTCCTTTCTCCTTAATCTTGATACCAAACAGTAAGCCTAACTCAACCGTCCAAGCTGCGAACCACGCAACCGTAAGCTCAGACGGAACAGTTACGTTAATGGAACTCAGATAGAGTACTGCAACCGTGTACCACTCAAGGTTGAAAATTGCTACCAGAGTGAACTTAGTTCGGCTCTTCAACTTCTTAAGTCTCGAGCCTTTCATTCAGCGCCTCCGTTAGTGTCCGAGTGGAAGTTAGTCAAGCCGGTCTTAGAGCCTTTCTTAGCAGGATTGACACCAGTGCCATTCTGAGGCCCCGGCTTGTTGGGGTCACCGGTTAACTGCTGCTGCAATTGCATTTGGTCTTCAGTCTCTTTACGAATCTGCTCAATCCACTGCTTAGCCTCTTCGTTAGAACGGCTGAAGTATTCCATAATGCCCTTTTCAAGAGGCATCATCTTGGTCGCACCAGTTGCCAGCTTACAAATCTCAACGTTCTCACGCGGGTCATCAGGTAAGCCATCAGACCAGAATACCGAAATGCGGTTGTACGGAATTTGACCTTCCTGAGTAGACCTGGTCAAACTCGAGAAGAGCTGTCTCGTAGGACGAGTCAACGAGTTAGCCACACGTCTTGCTTTCGCGAGAGGGTTGACCATCTTGAAACGCATTGCTGTGCCGCTGATTGCCTGTCCGGAACCGTCCTGACTACCAAGCAGTGCAGCACCCATTTCGCTCAGAATGTACAGCTGGTTGATGAGGAACTCAAGCTGCTTGAACGCAGCACTCAACTGACCATCCCAAGTCATGTAAGTCGGCTGCTCCTCACCAGGAGACACAGCAAAGAACTTACCAGTCTGCAGGTGGTATTCACCGGTCTGCGGGTCAACCTTAAGCATCGAAATAGGCCCAGTAATATTGGGGTCCGCATGCTTGTCCAGAATGCAGGAAATCTGGCCCAGACGAGCCATAATCTCTGCGAGGATACTATCCAACGGCATGTAATCGTCATAGCCATACACACTATTGGTGGTTGAAAAGGCTTTAATGTGCTGCACCGCGCAGCGGTCAAAACCGGTGGGCACTTTCTTAGAAGCAATCTGCTTCAAAATGGCCGTGCCCGAGCTGTTCATCAGAAATTCACGCTGCTCATAGTAGCCAATCGACGCTTTATCAGTGCGATGAATCTGCACGTGCAAGTGCCAATCAGGCTTATCCGGGTCGTTCGACACATTGTCGCGCCAGCATAAGCAATGAGCGATAATGCTGTTAGTGCCATCCTGTGCAACTACCGGATACCACTGCGTCGGGTCCCAGCAAGTGAAAGTATAATGCCCATTCTCGTCCTTAAACAGACGCCAGATTGCATCACCGTAACGACTGATGTCGATAACGGTTGAATAGCAACGGGCATCAAAGTCAATGTAGTCACGAATGTCACCGATGACTGCATTCTCCTCAGGTGTTGCACCCGAAATGCTCGGGTATTCACCGCACACCAGGTCTGCCATCTTCAAAGACATCAAACGCTGATAGTTGAGAAGAGTTGGGAAAGACACAACTTCTTCAAAGTTGCCAATAACGCGCGAAATGCGTTCAGCGCACTTCAGATACACCGAAATACCATGGTCACACGCATCGTCATGACTTCTGAAAGTTGGGTCATCAAAATGGTCACCGTCAAAAAGCATTGCATTCTGACGATAACGTTCAATGCGCTTCTGTTCACGCAACGGGGGAAACACCTGCCCTGGCTCTAACCATTTGAAATTGTAAAGCATATGTTACCTCCTCTACACTACACCATACACGCCAGACATACCGCCAAGCGATTCGGTGTACAGCACGTATCTATCAGTATCACACGTATGGTCATGCTCTTTCAAAGGCTTATCAATGCCCTGACGTTGAGCATTCGGGTCCCACACGTACGACGCGTACTCTTTTTCGGTGTTGACACACGAGCGGTCCATATAAAACTTGCCCGTGCTAATACAGGTAGCTACATAACGAATACCGTTGATGACGTCATTATTAGCATTCATCACTCTGTAGCCGGCTCGCATGAGTGCTACCTTCCACGATGCTGCAGAAGGGTCACAGTACACAGCCCACGGAATCAAACCATTGAGCCACTTCTTAAACTCTTCAACAAACTCAGCGTCAGTCTTCTGAACTTTACGCTTAGTAGCATCGTAGTAGAACTCTTTGACTTTAATCATCAAAGGTTCACCAAGTCCATTCGGATCAGGCAGCTTTGCGTACAGACCCCACGACATAACTGTCGAAGTACCGTAGTCACAACCAACCAGCCATCTAATGGCTGCAGGCTTCACATTAGACTCAGCAATAAGTTTCGCAGCATCCGTCATATGTTGAGAAGGCTCAAACATGTCGTAAACACGACCTTCAGCTGCAACCCAGTTACCAAGAATCATGCGCTCGTACCACACACCACGGTACATCTGCTTCAAGCTCTCAATGTAAGACTGGCTCAAGCTGAGGTTGTCCTCCATTAAGAACTTCCACACTTTCTTATCAGTGATTTCATCGTTGACGATGTAGTCCGTGTAGAACCAATGATAAGGACTGTCCGGGTTACAGTTGCAAAAGCACTTTGCACCCTCAACAGACAAACGAGCCATCAACTGGTTGAAGACACTCTGCGGATACAGGTTAACCTCATCGCAAAGAGCACCAGCAAACGTAGCACCTCGAATTTTGGATTCAGCATCCTCGTTGTTAGCACCGAAGCAGTACACACGTCTGTTGAAAATGCGAAGCTCGCCTTGCTGTCTGTTGACCCATTTATAGTTTTGCGGCCCGACCGTATCGAACAAGTCGTTGAGCACATTTCGCTGTAGTGTGGCAGTCGTCCTACCCAGCATGGCCACGTCCCCAGGTGGCCCGTACAGTAGGTAGGACAACCACCTCACTGTGCACGAAATGGTCTTGGAGGAACGGACCGCACCGTGCGCGATATTCAGTCTCGCAGTAGAGTTGCGAATAAAATCGAGCGCCTTAGGTGAGAACGGCTTCCAATCAACCATCGAGCTTGTCACTCCCCTGAATGGCCTTAGCAAGAGCCACCAAGCCAGAAGTAGCACTGTCCTCAGGGCCGTTGAGCAAGCGGTCCAGCTCAGCCATGGTCTTGACAGTCTGACGAATCTCGCCACCGAGACCAACGTACAGGTCAACCATCGGCTTAGTCAGCAACTTAGCAAGCTTCAGCTGTCTGTCGTTATCCTCAATATCAATCTCGCTCACTTGCGCGAGTTTGTTGATACGACGACCCATGGTCTTCATAGTCACCAGATACTCGTTGCCAACTGCAGCAAGCAGGTCAGCCTCACGAAGCTTCATACGACGCGTCAAGCTGTCTCTCGGAGTAGCTCTCGCAGCTACAGTCTGCTCGGTGTCACCGGCAGTCATAGTAAGCGTTTCAGCATCACGCAGTTCTTCAAGGTCTGCAGCGCCCACCAGAGGCGTGTGAAACAGAGCATGCATCTTAAGGTCCGCCAGAGACACGTCATACTGCTCAGCAATAGCTTCAATCGAAATGTTCGACCCATCGGTCATCGAGAGGATAGCGTTTTCAATCTCAGCTCGGTCCGGATGGTTGCAAATCGTGCACAAACTAGGCATAGTACCTGCGCCTCCTTTCAGTTTTGTTTTTAGTGTAAATTACGTAGGGCCTTGCTTTTTCTTCACCATTATTATATAATAAGGTATGGGGAAAATCAAGAGGCACTGAAACAAAAATTTTTAATAAATCTATCAGTAAAGGAGACAAAACGCCATGAGAGTACGCACGCAAAACGACCAGACTTTTGACTTCGGCCTCAACGGCCGAGAAATCCAGAACACATTCAACCTCACAAAGTACAAAGAGCTCGCTTACCGAAGCCCTCGAGGCACGCGCCTCTCGGCGTTAGTTGAAGAGAGGTGGTCCGCCTGGCTGCAAACTGTTGATGAAGCGCCCTGGCTGTCCAACTGGCGCCGCTCGCCGCACCTAGTGCGGTCTGTTGATGGGATTCTCGCCTCAACGCCCGATGCCCCGGCCCCCACTCCAGTGCCCAACCCTCACAAGCACGCACCAGCAACCACACCGTTCGGAGCACAGGTTGAACCCGGGCACCAGGCGTATATAGCATTGTACATCTACGTAGCTGCAGTCTGGGGATATGGCATTCTTGGTTGGCTGTCTGACCCTAAACAACGCAAAGGGGACATCAGCGCAGACGCACGAACCAACCACGCACTCAAGTCTCTATATGAATTACAGGGAGTTAAGAGACCCAATTTAGCACGCACTTATTTGGTTGATGATTCAATCTATCGCGGCACGGGACTAATTGTGCCGTGCGAATTCGGCGACTTGGATCGCTGGCTCGAGCCCATGTGGTTTGAGGTGTGCCAAGAGCTTCAAGCTAACGCTCGCGCTTCGACTCGGGCCTGATTTCGGAGTAAGTTGAAAAGTTAAAGGGTTGATGAGGCCCGGTTTCGGGAGTAGGTTGATGATGGCCCGCGCAGCCTTAGAAACAGACATTTAGCATTCAGTCCCGCTATGGTGATATCTGCTATCAGTTCTAAAAATAGTGTAACATACTACTAGAGAGTCGGGTCTGAATTTTTCTGTGCCCGGCTTTCTTAGTTTCACACCCTGTTCTAAAATTTCCGATTTGTTTGAGAGTGTAACCCACCACTTTAATACACTAATGTAGTATAGTGGTACTATGGTAAAGTAAAAAAGTTTGCAAAATTGGTAAAAAAGGGTTGCATTTTTATACAACATATATTATAATATAGGTAAAGAAAGGAAAGATAGTAAAACAAGAAGAAAAAAAAATTGCAAATAAGTTGAAAAAAGGGTTGCAATTTTAATAAAAAGGTATTATAATAATAAATGTAAAAAGGAAAGATAATAAAAATAAAAACAAAGGAGATAATAAAATGAAAAAGTTGGTTATTGTTGTAAGCGATAGTTTTATTAAAAAGGAAGTTGAAATTAGTTTGAGCGAGAAGGATTATAAAAAGTTGATGAGTGTGTATGATGATGAGTGTGGAGTGGATTTTGTTATTAAAGAGGTGAAATAAGTAAAAAAAAAAATGATAGCCTAATGAACTCAAAGTTCTTGGAGGTTGACCTTAAAGCCTCCATCCATAAATAGGGCGATGACCTACCATCATATTGAAAGGAGACTACTATGTCTAAGAAAATGAATGCCAACGAGGCTGCCATCACTGCGACCGAGAATACCATCATCGAAGCCGCCACCCACTATTCCCTGCAGAAGTGCTTCGAGCTCAACCCCAATGCCTCCCTGCGCAAGCTCGCCCAGGCTACCAACATCAACTATGGAGTCCTGTTGAAGAAGAGCAAGGACCCTATCCCTGGCGAGGCCTATGACCCCGAGGCTACCAACTGGGCTGCCCTGGAGGAGAAGTTGACCTCCAAGGGGATTGACTGGAACACTCTCAACTGGGGTGTGCTCAATGCTGGCCCTAATCGCAAGGGAGCTTCCCTGCAGAAGGACATCGAGAGCTTCAAGGTTGGCGACAAGGTGTACCTCCGCAGAGACAACACTACTCCGTACGAGATTCTGTACAAGACCGAGACTCACGTGGTCATCATGAAGGTGGGCACCAGCGAGCCCCAGGCTTGGGCCAACAACACGTTCCTCATCAATGGGCCCGTGTACGAGCCCCGCGCTGAGAAGTCCAAGAAGTTGGAAGTTGAAGCTGAGCCCAGCGAGGTTGAAGAGGATGCCCAGTAATGGGCTCCTCTCGGAAAGGTTGACACCATGATAGGACTTATTATGTTGATGAGCATCCCTGAGGACGCCTCGCTCGTACGTATAGTTGCCCAAGGAGCCTTAGCCCTGTTTATGCTCTATAATGAATGCAAGTTAGGAGGTATGTTTGACTATGATGATTGACCCTGAGCGCTCTCTGGAGCCACCCGAGCCTAAAGTTGATGGGGCCCTGCAGTGCTGTGAATGCGAGGAAACGATTCCAGGGGACAGCTACTATTTCGACATCAATGGAATGTACTTCTGCGAGGAGTGCATGAAGGAACACAGGCACATTGCGCCTTACACTAACGAGTGGAGGTGACCCAACCTGTTGACATTCATCCTTGGAATTCTCATTGGAATCCTCAGCAAAGTGCTCGGTTCAAAATACTAACAAAAAGTTGAGGTGGGTTGACACAACGCCCGCCCACCTCACACAGGCGCTCATGCGCCCTAAAAGTTGAGAAAGCTACTCGGTTCAACTTTCGCAAGGGGTTGATGGGGCAAAGCGCGCCCCTGCATCTGTACACCACGCGATTCGAGCCACAAGCCACGCATTAAAGCCACACAATAAGTGAGCGTACACTCAAAATGTACTGCTATCAGTTTCTAGACGTTGTGAGTGCCCCCGCATCTATATATAGAAATCCGTTTTCCTGAATCGAATGACATATAGAAAAACAGTCTAGTACAGAGCGAGTACACCCTTTCTTGCTTTCTTGCTCGTATCAGTTACCTCTCACTTCCTCTCTTTTCTATTTATTTCTTTGTTTCTCATTTATTTAATAATAAAGAAAAATGAGAAACAATAATATAAGAAGAATAGAGAGAGAGAAGGTGACAGATCACTGGTACAGAACGTAGAGTAAGAGCATGTGGTATGGTAGTAACAGAACAGTTTGTCTTTCTGTCATTCGATTCGCGAAACACCAATCTATATAAAGAGACCCAGAGACATCACACCGTCTCAAAACTGATACTAGTGACTTTAGTGTAGTAAAGTGCACAGCTCCCAATGGTTTGCGCGGTGTGTATCCAAAAATTAGAACTGATTCCACACACCGCACCAAGTCAAGTATCAGTTCAGAGAACGTTACACTTTTTCAAGTGTGACTGAAAGCGTTCCTACTTCGAACCCCTGAACGCCAGCTCCCACGTCCTTGCCAAGTGCGGGCCGCGTGGAATCCCATCAACCACCCGCGAGGGCCGTAGCGCATCATCAACCGCTCGCAGAGCACATTGTGGCCCGGTTCACTTTAGTGCTCGAAGCGAGCCAGCCCCTTGCGAAAGCGCGCTGCGCGGGCCACCTCATCAACTCATCGACTGAAAGGAGATACTAACCATGCTCATTTATGCATTGATAGCTGGCCTATTTTTGGTGCTATTTATTATAGTGCTGCTGGCCATCTTGTTTATTTAGGCTATCCTCAACCTAACTCAAAGTGAGCAAAATTTACTCTTGATTTTCTTCAACAAAACTATTATAATATAATTATAGAAAATGATAAAGTTTTCTATAATAACAAGGAGGTAACTTAGCATGACTAAGCAGATTGATGACCTTTCAATGCAGCTGGCGGACGCTATCTATGCAGACCAGCATCCTGAGACTCCCGTGGACCCGGTGACTGGGGCCAAAGGGCCTAAGTACAATGCTTACGACCTGGGTGAGTGGATTTACGAGATACAGGTTAAGCATGATGCCGTAGGCTCTGTGACTATTGATATGTTTACTCAGTGGCCGCGCTTGCATCACTGGATTCGTGAGCGGCTTGACGAGCACGTGGAGCTCAATTTGAGTTATGCGCTCGTGAGTAAAGGGTCTGACATGCTACTGGTCAAAGCGATTCAGCCCGGCTCTAAGATTCAGCGTACAGCTTTTCTGACTCGACAGGTGATGCTTGAGATGCTGCAGGAGCGTGGCGTGCCTGAGTCTATGTACTCGGCCTATGGTCCGATTGAAACTCTGTGGAGCAAGGTGTTAGCGTATGAGTGTCTGTAACTGTCCGGTAGTTGGTATTGACGGCATCGAAGACAGTAAGCAGAAACAGCGGGTGGCCAGCTTCCTGAATGGTTTGGGCGATGACGTTACTCAATGGTCGTTGCTGAGTCTGACCGATTTGGCCCGAGCGGGTAACGACTTGCAAACCATCAGCGATACCATTCCATTCAGGGGCGGGCCGTGCTCCCGCTCGATTCGATGCTGCGGAATGTGCAGTCGACAATGCTACACACGATGCGTTCAGGATTGTCTGCACAGACTGTTCATGTGGCGCAAGTTGGTGGAGAGCACCCCATCAACAGAACGCGAGAAGCTGCCACTCAGCTTTAGACTGATTGTGAATCAGAAGTTTGAATCGCACAGTCAGATGAGCTGGTGCGTGGGTGAGATACTTAGTCAGAAGACAAATAGCACATTAAAGGAGTACATGAAGAATGCGTCGTTACGTCCCGAAGAGAATCCATACAAAATCGACTATGCGCCGCAGGTCGAAGTTGACCCGCGTACTGGTAAGCGGAAGTGCGACCCTCTTACTGGCGAGCTGTGCATCATGGAATGGCCCAGAACAGGACTCTGTCCCTTCTGCCTCCCCAACGTTACCGTTGACGGACGAATCGCAAAGCGTAGAGCCGGTCAACCTTGATGAAGCGGAGTCCGAGCCCATCAACCTAAGTGAACCAGTAGCGAAGTACACTTCAGAGGAGATAACTCTGGTGTGTCAGACAGTGTATGGTGAAGCTCGAGGTTGCAGTAAAGAAGAGCAGCAGCTGGTTGTGTGGTGCATTTGTAATAGAGTTGACTATTCTGGAACGAGTGTTGAACAGGTTGTGACTGCTGATAGACAGTTTCATGGTTATGACCCTGAGAATCCTGTTACGGAAGAGATTTTCGAGAATGTAACTGAGGTGCTTGAGGCGTGGAGTCGCAACGAAGAAGCTTTAGTGTATGAACCTTATGCTACCACTACTGAGTACAGATACTTTTCTGGTGATGGTAGACATAATTGGTACAGAGAGGAATGGTAATATGGAAGTTGTTAGAAGAGAAATCATTCAGGAGCCTGTGAAGGAGTTTTACAAGAATGCTCCCAGTGAGTTGGTGTATACGATTTCGGACTTGATTTACAAGAGTCGTAAAGACCTGAGTTGGGACGACTTTGAGTACGTGTACACTCTTCGAGAGGTACGCATTGAGCCGGGTAGAAAGACTATCGTCAACAATATCGTTCTGCAAGGCAAGCCAGGGTGCTTGGACTTTAAGGGCATGAAAGGTCTGGACGTGCTCATTCCAGTGCGCAACCTAAACGCAGAAATCAAATCGTTCTTTGCAGGAGGTTGGCTTAAGTGATCGGTAGAGACGCCTTGACTATGTGGGAGCAGCTTGATGTGGCTTTTACTAAAGATTTATCGGACTATTTAACAGGGAGGCTGAAGAATAAGATGAGCGTGGAACAGATGAGAGCGATTCTGAAGCGTCAGTATAACGGAGCGTACAAGTGGGTGAACAGAGTGAACAAGATGAGTGACGCTCAAGTTGTTGCTGTGTATCACAGAATGCTGTACGCACACCAGCTGAAGTAACTGATAGCGTTCATATCAGTTTGAGAAGTTTCCAAAATCTGAAAATATTTTGCAGAAAACTCTTGATTTTTGAATCCAAAGCCTTTATAATATAATTAAAGGTTAAGGATAACCGATACCTGAACAAATAATATTTTAGGAGGAACATATTATGAGCAAGAACGAAACTGTTCAGTTCACTAACAACATCGAAAAGATCATGGCCGAGCTTGGCACTCCGTCTCTGAAAGCTTTCGCCGGCGTGTTCGATCTGAACCCGGTGCGCTTCTACAGCGTTGCCAAGCAGCCCAAGGAAGGCGTCGTGTATGACGCGAAGGTTTTCAACTGGGACGCTATCGAGCGTTTCATCACGCGTCGCCTCGATGCTGAGAAGGGTCTCGCGACTCTCGAGGATGTCGTCAAGGCCGCTCTCGTGGTTGAGGAAGAGCTCAAGCAGTCCGATGGTCGTCGTTCCAGCAACCGTGGTGAGGGCTCTGCCTACGGCGCCAAGATCGAGGTCGACGGCAAGATGGTTGCCAAGCGCCGTTTCGCCAACTTCGAGATGGAGAACGGCCAGCTGGTTACTCTCAAGAAGGACCCCGAGGTGTATGCCATCGTTCTGCAGACTGCTTCCCACACCGTGCTTCGTCCGGTGAACAGTGCTGACCCCACTGACTTCAAGGGCAACGACGTCAAGGTCATTTCCAACGGCATGCTGAACTTCAAGGGCACTGGCCCCTCCGCTCTCGAGGCTTCCATCAAGGAGCGTCTCTCTGGCGAGTATGCCAAGAAGCTGGCTGACGAGGCTGCCAAGGCTGCTGCAGCAGCGGCGGCTAAAGTCCCGGCCAATGCTGAGCCCAGCGACGCTGTCGAGGGCTAATCCTACTACGGAGTAAGGTCCGATGGGTGTGCAAGTCATCCACTAGGGGTGTGCCTGCGTAACTAAGTAGGAGAAATGCACCCCAAGGAGTAACGAGAAGCTCCGCTGAACAGTCATTCATGGCTGCAAGGTCATTCAAGTGTATCGCGAATGAGTTTAATGAAATATGAGTGAGTGTTCAGCGGAGCTTTTCAAGTGTATAGAGTGTACACAATATATTGAAATGAAAGGAGAACTCAGAATGCATCTTTGTGACAAGTGTGTTAAGTTCAACAAGTGCTACAAGAAGGGGTCGTGGCCTACTGCAGACCAGCGTGAAGCTGTCGAGCTGTTTGGTTGCAAAGACTTCAAGGAGCTGACTGTCAAGGCTATGTTTATGAATGAAGAAAGGAAGAAGCGCAATGAAAGTAATCAAAGGAGCAAACGTTGAGGACATCAAGAGAGCTGTTGGTATGATTCTGGAGGGTGTGTGCGCTCGCATTGATGTGGCAGATGGCGTCAAAGTGTATGCGTGCAAGAACATCATTCGGATTGACTTAAAGGTCGAGGAAGATGCCAATCAGTAGAGCATGGTGTCCATGCTGTAAGAAATGGGTACCATCGTACAAGTTTCACTGGGGTGCAGATGAGACTGGAGAGCATTGGGCTATATGTCAATGGTGTATAGATGGTACTTCAGGAGAGAACAATTTCGTGTATGACCCGGAGTATGGTTTAAGACGATGTGTGTTCTGTGACAGTGCAAACACTGAGGTAGTTGAAGGGTTGTACGCTACCTATAAGTGTAATGATTGCGGTGAGCAATTTCAGTACGACCCACTTGAGAGAATACCTGTAAAGGAGTATTAGAATGAAGGGTTTTATTCATTTCGATTCCGTTGAGCACGAAGGCCAGGAAGCTGTTCAGGTTTCATGTCACGTGCAGTGCTCGAGTGTGCTGGACAAGTTCCAGATGCTGGAATCACTGTGCAGTGCACTTGAGATTACTAAACAGGAGTGGATGCTGTACGTGTGCATGAAGGACGATGGCGTGTTTGACCAGATGCTTACCCGAGAGTCAGTCCAGATTAAATTCCCGACCAAGGAGGATAACTAAGTTGAAAGTCGATGTATCCGAAATTAAAACGTTCAAAGCGTGCCGTCGCCAGTGGCAGCTGAGCTCTCGCAATAAGTTTCACATGCGGCCTATCGTAACACCTCCGCAGTTCGCTCTTGGTACCATCTTTCATGAGTCGCTGGCTCAGCTGTACTTAGGCGTTCCGTACGAGAAAGTCATGGAAATGGTTCGTCGTGAAATGCAGACGGACAACGATGCGGCACTACTGGCTATGATCCCTGGTTACTATCAAAAGGTGCTTCCTGGTGACTTGGACCGCTATCGTGTGCTCGACGTTGAGCATCATTTTGAGATTGCTCCAAAGACGAGCGATGGCGAGTACCTGTTTCCGTTGGAGCCGATGGTTGACAAGAACACCGGTGAGGTGCAGTACGACGGCAACGGCAATCCGCTGATGGTGTCCAGTCTGCTGGTGTGTGGCTCTATCGACATGATTGTGCTTGATGAAGCTCAGAATAAGATTTACGGTTTTGAGCACAAGACGTGTAAGAGCTTCCGTGACGAGTCTTACCTGTGGATGGACGAGCAGCCTCGTGTATACACTTGGGCCCTCAAAGAATACGTTGCGGAATACAATGCTAAGCATGGCACGAACTGCGAGTTGGGCGGCGTGTACCTGAACGAGGTCAAGAAGCTGCTGCGCAACTTCCAGTATCAACGTACCCTGTGTGTATACACAGATGAGGATTTGGACAACTTCATGCAGGCATTCTTTGAGGACTGCCTGAGCTGCAAGCATGCAGTTGACACTAATAGCTATGCAGCACCTAAGCCCAGCTACTTTACCTGTAACATGTGCAGTTTCAAGACCATCTGTACGACGTACATGTACGCCAACTTGGACAAGGCTGAAGTGCTGGACGAGTTCAAGGAAGAATTCGTGGAACGTACTGAAGACCACTTAGAAGAAAAAGCTGAAAGGAGCACAGAAGAGAAATGAACGAAAAGTACTATGAGCTTTTGAAGCAGCACAAGGAGTACGAGGCGTGGATTGACAGCGTATTCCTGGAGCTGGGCATTCCGCAGAATGTCAAGGGCTATGACTACCTGATGGCGGCGGTGCTGATCGCAACTGATGAACCTGAACTCATTCATGCTATGACCAAGGAGCTGTATCCGCGGATTGCGGACCTCTTCGACACCACGGCGTCTCGTGCCGAGCGGGCCATGCGGCACGCATTAGAGCTGGCCTGGAACAACAGTGAGCCGAGAACTCTGTTCAAGCTGTTCGGTTACACGGTTGGCGCAGCAAAGGATAAGCCGACCAACGGTAACTTCATCGCACTTATGGCAAACAAGCTCCGTAGAGCTTACTATTAAGGAGGATATTATGGTTAAGTTAAATGAACTGTTTCCCGCAACCAATCTGGTCAACTGTGTGTTCGCTTTTCGTCAGAACAACACCACGATTGGCACGTTCAACAAGTACGATTGTTTGACGGAGGCGGCGTTCGCCAAGGCAAAGCGTTATATGTACCGCGTGCCTGAGTGGCTCAGAAGCGAGTTAAAGGTTGGCGATACAGTTGTGGTGCATTGTCAGACGGGTTTCCAGCTGGCGCGTGTTGTGGAGCTCAATGCTATTTCGAGCTATCCTGAGGAGTCGTTTGCTCCTGTGGTGTGTAAGGCTGACCTGCATTCGTACTTCGATGAGATTGATACTCGTGAGGCGCTTCAGGCCATGCGCAACAAGATCGAGACGGAGAAGAAGCGTCTTGAGTCGATGGTGACGTATGACCTCATTGCAGAGAAGAACCCTGAGTTCAAAGCTCTGCTGGATGCGTATCGGGCTGCGGGCGGAGAGTTTTAACTCTCCCCGCAACCTAAGTCAGTTGCAAAATTAGTGTGCACATTAAAAAGAATCGAAAATTTTTCTTTTAGTGCTCTTGCAATTTTTGAAAAAAGCCTTTATAATAATAGATGTAGAAAGGGGGTGACTGAATGCCTGTACGAGTTATATCTCAAAGGGACGGTCGCACCAAGACTCGCTTGTATCAGATCTATACCAGCATGAAAGATAGGTGCTACAGAGCTAAAGCTCGGGACTATGCACGTTATGGTGCTAAGGGTATTCGGGTGTGCTCAGAGTGGTTAGCTTCGTTTGATGCTTTCAGAGATTGGGCTTTGCAGAATGGGTATGCAGATAATCTGACACTGGACCGTAAGGAAGTTAGTGGTCCGTACTCACCTGAGAATTGTAGATGGTCTACGTACAAAGAGCAGGCAAATAACAGAAGCAATACAAAGCGTATTACCTACGAAGGCGTGACTCGAACTGCTTCTGAGTGGGCAGAACTGCTTGGTGTGTCTGTTGCTGCAGTGCATGGACACTACAGACGTACAGGAACGCCATACTCAAAGAGTACTCTACAGACATTCAAGACTCATGAGATATGTTGACTTAAATGCACCTGATACTGACCCTGTATTTGCATTGGTGTATGGTGCAAGCGGTACTGGCAAGACTCACTTGATGGGTACGCTGGGCGAGCTGGGAGAAGTGCTTATCATCGATATTGACCAGGGCATCAAGACTCTGCGTAACGCTCCGGACCTGCTGAAAGCGCACTACAACGACAGCATCACGGTAGCCAGCTTTGACCAGTTCAGAGACCTTGATGAAGCGTACAAACTGGTATACGCGAACGACCCAAAGCTGTGGTCTAAGAAGTTCGGCATTCCGATTGAGAAGCCGTTCGACTGGATTGCATGGGATACGTGGTCGGAGCTGCAGTGGTACATGATGGAGGAGTTGAGAGGCAAGGATGCTGAAATGCGAGGCAATGGTCTCAATTTCCGAAAGAATGTGCAGATACAACATTGGGGTCAACTCACCGATCTGAACAAGTTGGCAGTCCAGCAGCTTAGATCTTGCAAAGTGAATCAAGTGTTCACGATGCAGGAGAAGCTTGACAAGGACGAGCTGAGTGGCCAGATTTATGGTGGGCCTGCTATCCACGGTAAGATGGTTCAGGAAATGCCGACTTACTTCGACATCGTGGTTCACACCTTCACTGACCTGCAGGGCAACTACTGCGCAACTAACAAAGCCAAAGGCAAATGGCCTGGCAAGACCAGACTTGGTGTTGGTCAGGAGTTCAAGAACCCGACGGCCAAGCAGCTGTTCACTAAGTAAATCAGAGGTGCCTGCTGTGCTCCGCAGGGCAGGACAAATGGCTTTGCGACCTATAGAGAAGTCGTACCAAGCGACGTGGGGACTACCAGCCTCTGATACCACCTTCGGGTGGTAGGTTGAAGACGAGCACGACGATTACGTGACCCTGCGACGCCTCAGGGTGCTTACAGTTCGTGAGGCGCATTTATCGTCTTCAACCTACTGTCCGATGGGCAGTGAAAAATTGTATAGCCGGTACCAGAGAACCCGGCAGAAAGGAGCTCATTATGAGCACAAACAAAACTGGCCTTAGTGCCAAACTTCGTACGAAAGGAGGTGCTGAGTGTCGAAGTTTCAAGATTCTGATGCGAAGTGTTCCGTGTCCCGTGGTTGCGTTGTTTTGCGTGTCGGTGGTTCTTATGAACCTTCTGGCAAACAAAGAAGTAACGACAGGATGGAGCTGGTTGGTGCTTGACGGCGGCTTTATGGTATCCTGGTTGAGCTTCCTGGTAATGGATATGGTGACTAAGCGCTTTGGTGCTAAGGCATCTATTCAGGTGTCTGCCTTTGCGGCAGCGTGCAACCTACTGGTGGCAGGCATTATGATTGTAGTTACCAGAGTGCCTGGTAATTGGGGTGCGTTTTATGACTACGGTCTGCCGGAGGTGAACGAAGCTCTGAACAGTACATTCGGAGGTACCTGGTATGTGTTGATGGGAAGTACCGTAGCATTTCTTACATCATCTGTGGTGAATGCTCTAATCAATGCAGCTATTGGCAGAGCATCAACTACTGACGGGTTTGCGAGCTTTGCATTGCGGTCTTACGTATCAACCATGATTGCACAGTTTGTGGACAACTTTGTATTTGCTCTCATTGTGAGCCACGTGTTCTTCGGCTGGTCCATGACGCAGGTAGTTGTGTGCTCTTTTACGGGATGTATCATTGAGCTGCTGTGTGAGGTAGTATTCAGTCCTATCGGTTACAAAGTGTCTAAGCAGTGGGAAGTAGAGCACGTGGGTAAAGAATATCTGGAGGCGACGAAATGAGAGTAGTAGTTACTGGAGCAGCCCAGGGCATTGGCCGGGCTATTGCGAGCGAGTTCTTGGTGCACGGTCATGAGGTGTTCGGCATTGATTTGCAAGACGGAACGATTGAGTCCCGTAGTTACAAACACTACATTGCTGATGTGTCTGATGAGTATCAGCTTCCGGATATTCCGGACGTAGACATTCTGGTCAATAACGCTGGTAGCTGGTCTCAGAATGTGGATAATATTAAGAACAACCTGGAGTCCGCTATCTTGTGTACTGAAAAGTATGCACTGCGTCCTGGCATCAAGTCTGTTGTCAACATCGTATCGGTGAGCGCTCATAATGGTGCGGAGTTCCCAAGGTACGCAGCATCTAAGGGCGGATTGCTTACCTACACTAAGTGGACTGCACAGGAGATTGCTAAGTATGGAGCGGTGTGCAACAGTGTATCTCCCGGTGGCGTGCTTACGCCCTCCAACAATCACATCATTCAGAGTGAGGAGCTCTACAAGAGAGTGTGTGACGAGACTCTTCTTGGTAAGTGGGCTTCTACTAAAGAGATTGCAGAGTGGGTCTATTTCATGGCAGCTGTGAATCGTAGTGCTACGGGCCAGGACGTAATCATCGACAACGGTGAAACCGTGAAATTCAACTTCGTGTGGTAACACACGGTGGGCTCTTCGGAGCCCATACACAGGGGTGTAGCCAAGCGGTAAGGCAAGGGACTTTGACTCCCTCATTCGCTGGTTCAAGTCCAGCCATCCCTGCCACCAAGGGTTGATGGGCCCCTTGGAGTAGTCTTTCTCCTTTTGCTGCGTAACACTTTGGGCGGTGTTGCGCGGCAGGTTGCACACAAGTGTCTTCTCCTTTCACCTCATACATACCTCTTTGAGCTGAGCTCCCACAAATCTTGTGTGCAACCTGCTGTGCAATACACAGCGTAATTTATCATCCACCCGAGATGAAGTCGGTACAGGCTGGCAACGATAAGAGCCTACCCTGGGAAGGTACATTATGTTGAACCTCGATTTTTCCAGCGTTCCCTCTCGTGAGCCCCTCGACGAAGGCGTCTACAACCTGCGTATCGCGAAGGTTGAAGAGACCACCAGTTCCACCGGCAACCCCATGCTGAAGGTTGAATACGACGTGCTCGGCGTCGAAGGCAACCGTAAGCTGTGGGACAACTACGTCCTCATCGACAAGTGCCTGTGGAAGGTCAAGGAGCTGTTCGATGCTGTGGGCATCGACACTGCGGAGATTGTCGAAATGGACGTCTCCGAGCTGGTGGGCATGGAAGTTCAGGCAAAGGTCATTCAGGAGACCTACAACGGCGACGTAATGAACCGCGTCAAGAAGGTCATGCCTATCTAAGACCTCAGGTCCAGCGCAACGGGGCGGCGGCTTAGGCACCGCCGCCCTAATTTTATAGGAGGAGGGTTACTTTGGCACTCATTTATGATGAATTTTTAGCTTTCTCTCGCAGTTCGGGAGACCAGCTATATGCGTGCTGCCCCTTCCACCCGGACGACACTCCATCGTTTACCGTCAACACAGAGACACATGAGTGGTTCTGCCACGGCTGTAACAAAGGTGGAGCTGAGAAAGAGTTCCTGGCTGAGTACTTCGACGTCGACGTTAAGGTCGGTAAGGCTGCATTTGAGTATTGGGAGAGAAAAGGCTCGTTGCCATTTCCAACTGAGGAAGCAGTCAATAAGTACCATGAGAGGTTGCTTCAGAGTCAGAAAGACCTGGCAATACTTGAGGGCTTCGGCATTACGTTGGATACCATCAACAAGTTGAAGATTGGCTTGGACGACTTTCGTATCGTGTTCCCTATCAAGTCCCGTAGAGGCTATTGGGTCAACCTACGGCGGTACTTACCACCGCAGCGTCGTTTGGCGGACTCAAAAGAACCTAAGTGTCTCAACCTACGCGGACTTGGTCAGCGTCGCTACTATCCTTATGAAGCATTTGACGAGCGAGAGGTAATAGTAGTCGAGGGTGAGAAGGATTGTGTAGCTGCAAGATCACAAGGTCTGAATGCTGTAACAGGCACAGGCGGTAGTGCTATTCCTGTTGATGAGGTTGGTCTTTTCAAAGACAAGGACGTTGTGCTTATGCTGGATTCTGATACCGTTGGTCAGAGGTCAGTAAGTACATACCTTCAACTGTTGAAGAACATTGCAGCCTCAATTCGTATTATTAAGTTGCCTCAGAAGGACTTTGTTGACTACTACACAGCTTGCAAAGCAACAGGTGAGACCTGCGATGTTTGGCAGTATGCAGTAGAGTACACTGAGTACGAGAGACAGAAGTCTTTAGGAGAAGCCCAGGACGTGTCGCTGGTTCGCAGCGAGTTCACCGAGCATTTGAACACTTGGGTAAAGCTCCATGGTATGAGCGTTGTAGGTGTCGAGCCTAAAATCTATACGGTGCCTACAAAGTTGAAATGCATTTGTAGAAACAGCAAGTGCAATAAGCCTTGTCCGTTAGCTTTCTCGAGCATGAGTCCGGAGCTGACGCAAGAGGTTGAAGTTGACCCCCGTCAGCTTTTGCGTTTTATGGACTCTGCAGACTCCGCACAGGACAACTACTTACGTCAGGTATTTGGTTGCAAGTCTGTTACAGCTGAGCCTACAGATTTCATCAACTGTCAGAAGATTATCTTTCAAGAGAGCGCGAGTTTTATTGATGGTCTCGAGGAAGCGTCATTTGAGAACAGATACGGCGTGTACATGTACACGGACTATCGTCTTTCCGCAACTCTTAAGTATGACTTTGAAGCGTGTCGTGTAACCAATCCCAGTACTCAGCAAAACTATTACGTTATTCGAGACGCTGAATGTGTCAACGTAGCTAAGCCTGTCTTGGACATGTCGATGTTGAAGCACTTCAAAGAAGCAGGCGACAAAGCAAAGTCTGCTGAGGAGCTCATCAACGGATACTACAACGAGTGGATGGGTGAGCTGGGCATTGAGGGCAGACCTGATTTGTTTGGTGCTATACTGCTGACGTACTGCTCCGTAACTGAGATTCCTTGGCAAGGCGGCATCATCAAGGGCTGGTTGGACACGATGTGCATTGGTGATACTCGTACTGGTAAGAGCCAGATGGCTCAGCGCTTTGTAAAAGCAATCGGTATGGGTGGGTACATCAACGGTGAGAATGCTCGCCGTACTGGTGTTATCGGTGGTGTTCAACGATTCGGTGATAGCTGGGTTGTTACTTGGGGTGCCATTCCGATGAACGACCGTGGTCTGTTGATGATTGACGAAGCCTCTGGCTTGGAAGTCGATGACATCAAGGACCTCTCTTCAACCCGCTCCAGTGGTGCTGTTACCCTCAACAAGATTGTCAAGGGTGAAGCAAGAGCTCGTACGAGATTGCTGTGGTTCAGCAACCCGCGTAATGGTCGCAACTTATCTGACTTCTATTGGAAGGGCTTTGGTGCTTTCCAAGAATTCATTCCCGTAGCAGAGGACCAAGCTCGATTCGACTTGGTGCTGTCTGCAGCCAGAGAGGACGTTGACGTACTCAATGGTATCGAGAATGAAACGCATGTTCAACTGGCACCCTGGCAGGCTTTGTTTAGTCTTGCATGGAGTATTCCCTGTGACGACATCAAGATTGCTAAAACAGTTAAGCAGCAAATCAGAGATGTTGCGAAGTCCCTCAACGATTCTCTCGGTGGTGGCTCGCTCATTGTGGGTGTTGCCGTACATGAGAAGTTGTTGAGACTGTCGTGTGCTTTCGCTGTAGCGTGCGGCTCGTATGATGTTAACACTGGCTACTTGGAAGTGACAGAAAAACACGTAGGGTTTGCTAAGGAGTTCTTGGAGTGGACTTTGAACAAACCTTCTCTAGGTTATGGAGACTACATTAGAGAGTTCAAACGTGCTCAGGCGAAGCGTGCTGATAACATGAGCTTTGTTCGTACGCTGGTTGCTGTACATCCTGCAATCAAAGCTCTGTTGACGGCCTCGAGTTTTAAGGGTTATCAGTTCCAGGAGATTCTTGGTATTGATAAAAATGACAGCTCTAAGATAATGTCTGATCTGATTACTCGAGGTTTGTTGAGACCTGGTGCAGGAGCAAGTTACATTCCGGATAAATTGTTGATGGAGATCGCCAAGCAGATGGAGGTGTAAAGGTGGATATCGTAGTTGTTGAAAAGTGGTTAAGCCGCTACCCGAAGCTTGAGAACTTCATGGATGCTGGTACGATTAGTCTCAAGATGGCTCGTGAGATTCTTGACGTGGACAGATACTTCATGTATGACATGTTCAAGGAGTTCATCACTGCAGGTGCTGTTACGGCAAGTGGTACCAACTCGTGGAGAGCAACCAAAGAGCTCAAGGACTATCTGAAACAGAGAAGGGAGCAGGCCAAAAATGGAAACTAAGGAAATTGAAGCTTACGTGGCTAAGCAGATTAAGCTGTCACCTAAGCTGCGCTCTATGCTGGATGAGCAGAGCGGCAAGAATGAGTTCCCTGAACTGCAGAGCTTTGCAGTGATGGGTTTGAATGAAGAAGCTGGTGAGGTTGCGGGGCTCGCGTGCCGTGAGTGCTGGAAGAAGATTCCAATGCCTCGGTACAAGTGGCTCCAAGAGCTGGGCGATGTGCTTTGGTACCTCACTGCCGCAACCATGGCCAAGGGCTTAACGCTCGAAGAGCTGTGGCAGTACAATGTTGAAAAATTGGAGGGTCGTTATGGCGAACTTAGAGAACGCGAAGGTTGATGTAGTCAACCACCCGTCGCACTACACGTCGGGCAAGATTGAGGTCATCGAAATCATGGAGGACCAGATGACCGATGAAGAGTATCGTGGCTATGTCAAGGGCCAGG